GTTAGCGGACCAAGTTCTTGGCTACATACCCACGCTATTATCTACCCAGATGGTCATAGAACTTTGATAAGCGTAATTGATGGGAAGTGGCGTTTCTAAATTATAACTGAACATTATATTCTTTTCCCAATAAATATAAGGAAGAGGAATATAATTATTCATGGCCGTAAAAAGAAACCCCGGTTTAAAAAAGTCAAATACAGTAATAAATTATACTTTGGAGCAAGTAGCCGAAGTAAAGAAATGTATAGAAGACCCAGTATATTTCATCGAAAAATATGTTTGGATTAAACATCCTATTCGCGGCAGAATACCCTTCAAGTTATACGATTATCAAAAGAGATTAATCCACAATTATCGTTTCAATAGATATAACATCGTTCTAAGTGCCCGTCAGACGGGTAAGACAGAAACATCGTGCGCTTTCTTATTATGGTTCGCAATATTCCATACTGAAAAAACGGTATTAGTAGTTTCCAACAAAGGAGACAACGCTAAAGAAATCATAGGAAAGATTCAATATGCTTATGAAGAATTACCGTCATGGCTTAAGCCGGGTATTCAGGACGATAACTGGAACAAGCATACTTGTGCTTTTGATAATAAATCCAGAATAATAGCAACAACCACATCTAAAGATTCAGGTCGTGGTTTACCAATTTCGTTATTGTATTGCGATGAAATGGCGCATGTCAAAGAACACATACAAAATGAATTCTGGGACTCCATTTATCCAACATTGTCTACCGGTGGTGCTTGTATCATTTCGTCTACTCCAAACGGAGATATTAATTTGTTTGCTGAATTATGGCGCGGTGCGGATTTAGGCGCAAACACCTTCGTACCAACGAGAATTCCGTGGGATGCTCCACCGGGAAGAGACGAAGATTTCAAGAAAGAAAAGATTTCCGTATTAGGGTTAAGAAAGTGGTTACAAGAATACGAATGCGAGTTCCTGTCAACCGAAGCAACGCTATTCGACGGTAAGATTATTTCTTTGGCAGAAGTTGTTGCCAAAAAACATGCTCCATATTCTGAATTAGATGGTCAGGTATTCTATCATCCTATAGTATCAAATGCTACATACATTGTTACAGTAGACCCCTCAAACGGTAACCAAAAAGATTTCTCTGTAATACAGGTATTCAGATTCCCTAGTATGGAGCAGGTTACGGAATTTAGAACAAACACTCTTTCGCAATATATGGTCTACAATAAGCTAAAGCAAATATTGAAATTGTTGGAACACTACACCAAGAACATATATTTGGCTATTGAAAATAACGGAGTCGGCCAAGGAATAATCTCACTTTATCAAGCCGATGAAACCCCTCCGAAATACGCCTATCTATTATCTGACGCTGGTAAGGATAAGTATGGATATTTCACCGGGGAAAGAGAAAAAATCAAAGCGTGTATAAACTTCAAGAATATGTTCGAAAAGGGCGCTATGAAGATATATTCCCTCATTTTGTTAAAAGAAATGAAGAGTTACAAACAAAAGGGTAATACTTATACCGCAGCAACCGGGGCCACGGACGACTGTATATCAACGATATTACTATTAATGAGAGTTATAGAGGATATTTCTACTCATGACCCTAGAGCTTTTGCTAAATTATATGTAGAAGAAATAAGTGCTGGAGATTCATGGGTTCCGAAAGACGATGATGATTCATATGATGGTCCAGCCCCTATGATAATTTCATAAATACTGATATGAAAACATATTTAACATTAACCGAAAGTTCAGACGATATTCTTTTAGAGCTTAATTATAACGCTCTATTGAGAAATACTGAGACTAATTTCGACACCCCTAGAAAACAGAACTCCAATCATGTTAGAATCAAGGATGTTGAATTTGTCCCTTCCATAAGAGATGGTACGCTTACCGTTGTCGGAAAAAGTGAAGGGGCAGAGAAGGATTACACCACAAGACTTATGTTCTCAAATATAAAATTCGTTCAAGAGCCTAGCGCACAGCATGTTACAGTAACTGGTGCTGACGGAACTGAATATCACTTCTCTCCTGTCAAAATTGGCGGAGGTCACCATATACGAGTGAATTGCGAATGTTTAGATTTTTATTACAGATTCGCAGCATGGAATCACGCTAAGAAAGCATTAGATGGTACTCCACCAAAGCCATACATAAAGAAAACCAACAGACCGCCAGTTAATCCAAACAAAGTACCCGGCGTTTGTAAGCATATAATTAAATTTATTGACCAGTTGAAGAGCGAAAAAGTATTCGCTTAATCGCTTAACCCCTATTGACTTATCCACAGGGCTGTTGTACAATTACAACATCTGTCGGACTATTACAACAAAAAATTAATGACAGACGATTGAAATTCTTATAAATAGATTTGTAGTAAATGATTACTACAAGAAGAATGTAAGAAGCAACAGAAATCTTTAAGAAATAGGAGAAAACCATGAGTAAAAGACTTTCTTTAGAAGAACTAAAAGCAAAATATAAGGCTGAGAAGATACAGAAGGAAACTGGCGGTACCCGCAAGAGAAATAGCAATTTCTATCCATTCTGGTTGATGAAAAACGGCGAAGAAGCCCGTGTCAGAATCCTCCCCGACCCAGATGACAATAACGAGAACCAATATTTCGTTGATAAGCTAGAACATACTCTTTCCATTAATGGTGAAGATAAAAAGATAGCTTGCCCGAAGATGTATGGTGATAATTGTCCAATCTGCACATTATCTGCCAAGTATTACAAGGCAGAAGGTAAGGAATCGAAAAATGGTAAATACTATTACCGTGACCGCATAAGCGTCCTTAGAGTATTGGTAATTACTGACCCGCTGCCGCCAGATGAAGAATCAGGTGAAAATTGTGAAGGTAAAGTAATGACTACACAATTTAGCTTCCAGTTGATGAACAAAATCAAATCAGAGGTTGTACATAACGAATTCGAGGAATATCCTTGGAGTATCGAAAATGGTACAGATTTCATAATCAGGAAAACCGCAGGTGCAAAATACCCGAATTATGATGTTTCCTCTGGGTTCGCTAAACACGCGACTACCATTCCAGAAGAAATTCTAGAAGGCGTAGAAATGCCCCCATTAAGCTCTCTGTTACCGCCAAATCCGGGAACAGCAGCAGTTCAAGCATTCTTAGATGCCCATTTAACTGGTGCTGATTTACAAGAGGGTACTTCTGGTGAAGAAGGAGAAGAAGGTGAAGAACCAGCAGCAAAGCCTGTAGTTGCCAAACCAGCCGCTCCAGCCCCAGCAGTTAAACGCTCATTGAAAGTAACGGAAGCTGTCGTTGAACAGGAAGAGGAACAGGAAGAGGAAGAAGCCGAAGAAGAGGTTGAGGTTGTAAAACCTGCTCCGAAGGCTGCTCCGAAGGCTGCTCCGAAGGCTGCACCTAAAGTCGTCGCTGAAGAAACAAATGAAGACGATGACATTATGGCAAGACTTCGCGCTAGACACAAGAAGGGCTAAGAACTAAAAGATGGGGGATATTGTTCTGGATTGTAGTTAACCCACAATCAGAACATATCCCCCTTTCTTCGATAACTATAACTATAAAGAGAAGATTAACATGGCTAAGAAAGAATTAGATTTTTTGAAAGGTTTTAACAAGGATGTGAGTAAAATTGAAGGCATAAGCCTTTCTGCTCAAGCTCCAAAATTTTGGATTAGTACAGGCTCGCATGTAATAAACAAAATCATATCAGGTTCTTATCAAAAAGGAATCCCACAAGGCCGTTTGGCCCTAATAGCTGGCCCATCAGGTGCCGGTAAAAGTTTCATAATGGGTAATATAGCCAAAGCAGCTTTAGCTCAAGAGATTGGAGTATTCGTAATTGACTCAGAAAATGCTCTAGACGACCAATTCATGTTGAATATTGGTGCTGATATTCTCGATAATCCTTTATATGATTACAAAGGGGTTCAGAAAATATCACAGGCTATAAAATTAATTTCCACTTTTACAAAAAACTACAGAGAATCCGGAACCGACCAACCGTTCTTAATCATTATAGACTCTTTAGATATGTTGCAAACCGACTCTACAGCAACCAAATATGATTCTGGTGAAATTGCAAATGACCAAGGGCAACACGCCAAGCAAATTAAAGGAATGCTACAAAATTTGGTACAAGATTGTAAGAGTTTAAACATTGCTATCGTATGTTCTAAGCATGTTTATCAAGAACAAGATGCTATCGCATCTAAACAAATGCCGTGGAGACTTACTGAAGCTGTCAAGTTCGCATTCTCACAAATATTACTAGTTGAGAAATTGTTATTAAAGGACAAAGAAAGTTCTACTTTCGAAGGTATACAATTGAAGGCTTGGGGATTAAAAACTAGATTCGGTAAGCCTTTCCAGAGAGCAAAGATAGAAGTTCCTTACGAAACTGGTATGGACCCATATACTGGCATGTTGGATGCCGCTGAAGCTATGGGTATAGTAGTTAAAAATGGCGGTTGGTATACTTATGGGACTACTAAATTTACAGAAAAAGAATCCGGTCCATATATTGCTGAAATTTGCGAAAAGATATTCGCTATGGACGACGAGACTATGAAGTTAGACGCTGTTATAGATGCTGAAGTTGATATGACAGATGTTAAGACTGAAGACGAAATAAGAGCCAAGAGGCAAAGGAAAAGCAAGAAATCCGAATAAATACTCTTAATTATAGGAGTTATTCATGGATAAAGAACTCAACCTTAAAGCCCTATTGGATGCCCGTGATATAATGTACTTAAGACAAGCGAAAGCTATTCTTAGTATGTACAAAGACAAATTGATGCCTATAGTACACACATTGGGCATACCTTTTGATGTAGAATGGGAATCAATTGAGAGATATCCAATTGGTCAAAATTCAAAGTATGTAATAATCGTCGGACTTACAAAAATTCCTGAAGAAATTTTGAAAGATGAATTATTCGATGAAGACGAAAATTTCAACTTGGTAAAATTGATTCTTCCTATAAAAACTTTGAATTCCGGAACATCAGAAGACTTGGTTACAGCGTTCTGGGATTTGATGAACTTGAAAAAGTCTTTGTCACCGGAAAATTTCATCAAACTATTGACTACTACAGATTTTGAAGGAAGTATTATGTCTGAAGAAAATCAAGAGAAATTTAAACAGTTTCTTGATAGAAGCGATTATGATGGTTTCTCGGATTTGACTAAGGACCAGATTAAAGATATAATGTTGTACCAAAGAACAACTACTAGCGAAAAGAAACACTAATGAGAGAGCATATAGCAACATTGAAGAAAGATTTGTCAAACCTTGACGAAATACTCGCCAAGATTGACAAAGCTATTGCTTTATATGATGAGGATGTTGCTATAGACGGTAAAAATATCGAAGCGGCAAATATCGAACAGCCATCCTTCGTTGCTTACTATGATGAAATTAAAGTTGCTTGTAAAATCTTACTAGAATACATTGATTTGAAAATTCGCCACAAAAAAGGAATCCTGTTTAAACATATATCATTGGATTCAGCTTATGCTCACGGCGAACGCGCTATAGAAAAGATGATAGAAGAGGATGCAGGATTCCATAATCTTTCTGAGAAGTACCTAGAAGTACAGCAAAGATACTTGATGTTAGAATCAATAATATCTGCATTTCAGCAAAGGTCATATTCTCTCACTAACATTGTAAAAATCAGAGAACATGAGTTAGAGAATATCACTCTACATAAACATGACTAAGAAACTGATAATTAAGATTCTTGACGAAGTTAACATCGTACTCATAGGGTTAACTAGGTCAGAAACCGAACACTTTTACAACAAATTTGCGGCACTAGCACCTAATTACTTTTTCCATCCATTATACAAATTGGGCCGTTGGGACGGTAGAATTTCCTTCTTTAACAAGAATGGAAAAACCAGCATCCATTTCTTAGACGAGATAATGCCCGACCTCCAAGCGTGGGGATATCAAATCGAAGTCAAAGACAAAAGAAAGAAAATAAACATAAACATCCCAGAAATTGATAAAGATTACTTTTTAGATTACGATATCACATTGGGAGACCATCAAGTAGAAGCCGTCAATGCTATTTTCAATAATGGTGGCGGAATATTAGTAGCAGGTACAGGCGCTGGCAAAACAATCATCACCGCTGTCATGTGTGATTTAATCGAGCGAGCTAACCTTAAAACTTTGGTCATAGTACCAACAATAGACTTAATTTCTCAGACTATAAATGAACTGAAAATGTTCGATTTAGATGTTGGTGAATTTAGCGGAAAGAAAAAGGATGTGGACCATTCCCATGTTGTATCTACTTGGCAATCGTTGCAGAACACTCCAACAATTCTAGGAATGTTCAATGCTGTAATTGTTGATGAATGTCAGGGAGTTAGAGGTAATGTTCTTAATGAATTGTTGAACACTTATTTGGTAAATTGTTACATAAGAATAGGC